TTTACACAAAATGGAAAACGTAGTAACCAAAGGAGCTAAACCTGCAGAACCAATGCAGAAGCTTACAACAGGTGGAATACCACCAACAGTAGAAGACCTAGGCGGTCCTACACCTGAAAACTATAAACCAGATGACGATTCATCAAAACTCAAAGATGCTAGTGCAGTCCTTAAGCAAGTTAAAGACATTGTAAATAAAGGAGCTAAACCAGCAGAACCCATGCCAGCAGGTATAAAGAAAGAGGAATCTGAAACTGAAGGTGAAGTAGTAGCAGAAGAACCTGCTATCGAAGAGGAAGAAGTTGTAGCAGAAGAACCTGTTGCATCTGAAGAATCTGAGGTTGTTGCCGAAGAGGAAGAGGTAGAAGAGGAAGAGGTTGTTACCGAAACCATCGTCAACGTTGACGAAGATATCGAGGCACTCTTAGAAGGTGAAGAACTATCTGAAGAGTTCCAAGAGAAAGCAAAGACAATCTTTGAAGCTGCTATCAAATCAAAAATTGCAGAAGTTAAATCAGAACTTCAAGAGCAGTACGAAGCAACTATTGTAGAAGAAGTTGCTGCTGTTAAGTCAGAATTAACAGAAAGACTCGACGCATACCTTGAGTATGTTGCCGATGAATGGATGTCCGAAAATCAACTTGCAGTTGAAGCAGGACTCAAAACTGAAATGACTGAATCATTCCTTGAAGGAATGAAAGGTCTATTTGAAGAACATTATGTAACTATTCCTGAAGACAAATACGATGTACTCAATAATATGGTAGATAAACTTGATGAAATGGAAGGAAAACTCAACGAGCAAATCAATAAAAACATCGCTCTTACTAAGAGATTGTCAGAATCTACTTCTGATGTAATCTTTGCAGATGTCACAGAAGGTCTTGCTGTAACACAGAAAGACAAGTTGGCAAAACTTGCAGAGAGTGTTGAGTTTGATAGTGAAGACGCATACCGTGAGAAATTAGTAACATTAAGGGAGTCTTATTTCCCAACTAATGGAACTAGTGTTCAAAGAAACGAAACTGAGACATTAACTGAAGGTACAGAAACAGGTCATCAAGAACCAGCGGTCACTGGTGTGATGGAATCTTATCTTCAAACTCTAAGCAGAGTTTCTAAAAAATGATTTTTATATCATAAATTCAAACTAAACTTTTAAAGAGGTAAATTTCAATGCAAGCTCCTATTAATCACGAGCATCTGCAGAAGAAGTGGGCACCATTACTTGATTACGATGGTCTAGAACCAATCAAGGATAATCATAAGAGAATGGTTACCGCACAACTTTTGGAGAACCAAGAGACAGCAATTAGAGAAGAAAGAGAGTTTCTTTCCGAAGCTGTGCCAACAAACAGCACAGGTTCAAATGGTGGAACAGCAGGTTTCTCTGCTGACGCAAGTGCACCAGTAGCAGGTTTCGACCCTGTTCTAATCAGTTTAATCCGTCGTTCAATGCCTAACTTGGTCGCATATGACCTAGCAGGTGTTCAACCAATGACTGGACCTACTGGTTTAATCTTCGCAATGAGATCTAAGTTCTCAGCAATGAACGGAAGCGAAGCACTATTCGACGAAGCAGACACAGCATTCTCTGCTGTTAGTTCTGGTGGTAACACAACTGACGTTGGTAGTGGATATGTATCAGGTTCTGACGGAGTATCCGTTGGTTTCGGTACTACAGGTACAAACAGCCCAGGTTCAAACCCAGGTCTACTTAACCCTAATGCAGACCAAGATGCGACACAGTTAACATACAAAACTGGTCAGGGTATGGATACCGAGAAGTCTGAAGCACTTGGAACAAGTGGATCTCCAGCCTTCAACGAAATGGCATTCTCAATCGAGAAGGTCACCGTTACTGCTAAGTCCAGAGCACTAAAGGCAGAGTACAGTTTAGAACTTGCTCAAGACCTTAAGGCAATTCATGGTCTAAACGCAGAGGCAGAACTAGCAAACATTCTCTCAACAGAGATTCTTGCTGAAATCAACAGAGAAGTTATTAGAACTATCTACAAAACTGCTGAATCTGGTGCTGCTGCAAACGTTGCACAAGCAGGTGTATTCGACCTTGATATCGATTCAAACGGTAGATGGTCAGTTGAGAAGTTCAAAGGACTTATCTTCCAGATTGAAAGAGACGCAAACAGAATTGCACAGAGAACTCGTAGAGGAAAGGGTAACATGATCCTTTGTTCTGCTGACGTTGCTTCTGCATTAACAATGGCAGGTGTACTTGATTACACTCCAGCACTTAATGCTAACCTTAACGTTGATGACACAGGTAACACATTTGCTGGTGTTCTTCAAGGTAAGTACAGAGTATACATCGACCCATTCTCTGCTAACTCAGCTGAGCAACAATACTACGTTGTTGGATACAAAGGTTCATCACCTTATGATGCAGGACTGTTCTATTGCCCATACGTACCACTACAGATGGTTCGTGCTGTGGGAGAGAACTCCTTCCAGCCAAAAATTGGCTTCAAGACCAGATATGGTATCGTTGCAAACCCATTTGCTCAAGGTACTACTGCTGGTGTTGGTAAACTTATCAAGAACTCTAACAGATACTATCAGAGAGTTACTGTTAAGAACCTTATGTAATATGTTTTACATATTTTCAAAAGACTCCTTCGGGGGTCTTTTTTTTGTGTATAAATACTCATATGAACGATAAGAAAGCAGCAAAGTTAATAATTAGAAGAAGAAAGAAAAATCCTTTTTTGTATACAAAAGAAGAAGTTAGGTATGCAAAATTAATTCGAAGAAATATGAAGGATCAAGAAAACTCTTCTAAATAACTAAAAAACTAATATGAAAAACTTTAAGGAATTCATGGAAGAGGCAGATTCTGATGAATTAGAGGATCGAGCTGCCGTTGCGAAGAAAAAACGAGAAGCATCAAAAGAAAAGGTAGGTAGTGTTTCACGAGGAACTACTTCCATAACTTTTAATAAGAGTCAAGGAAAACTACCAAGATTTAGATTTGGTAGAAAAAGGGAGGATGATTAATGCCATATCATATTAAAAAAACAAGTATTCTAGGTTCTGCTGTTCCAGACGATGGTTCAGAATATTATGCTGGTGATAATCATTGGACAAGTGATTATAGTAAAAGAAAAATTTATGAGAACAAATCAGATGCTGATACACAAAAAGCAGAAGAAGTGACAAGAGTTATTGGTAATAAATCATATACATATCAACCAACATGGTGGAAAAATAGTACAGTTATTGAAGAATAATGGCTAGAATATATGCAAATCAAGTTGAGAACCGTAATTTCCTATCTCCGATTGGATTTAAATTTACTTTGTCAAAAACACCAAAGGTGACATTTTTTTCTAATCAAACTCGGATACCAGAGATATCACTTGGCACAGCTTTACAACCAACTTATCTTAAAGATATTGATGTACCTGGTGATAAATTAACATATGGTGAATTGAATCTTCGATTCTTAGTTGATGAGAACATGGAAAATTATATGGCAATTCATAATTGGATGACAGGACTTGGATTTCCAGAAACAACAGAGCAATTCAAAAAAGCAACTACTGATGATGATGGACTAAGAGATAAGGATGAAGTTTTTAGTGATGGTAATCTACACATATTGAATAGTAATTTCAATACAACTGCAATAGTCAAATTCTTTGATTTATTTCCTACTAGTTTATCCTCTCTCGAATTTGAAGCAACAGATACAGATATCAATTACTTTACAGCAGATGCAATTTTTCGATATACAGTGTATAATATAGTTAAACCTGACGGAAGAACTCCTTTATGAATCTTGATGAAATTCAGGAGATGTGGCAACGTGATGCTGTCATTGATCCTGATAACCTACATGATGAGTCACTAAAAATACCCCAGTTACACTCAAAGTATTATACAATCTATAATACCATTACTTTAATGCGCGAGAAGGCAAGAGAACAAAAAGCAAAAATTAAATTAGAAAGATATAATTACTATACAGGAAAGGCAGACCCAAAAGTTTATGAGGAAGAACCATTTCCGTATAAGGTAAGGGAAAAGGATGCGATACAGAGGCACCTGGATGCCGATGAGAGAATGTCTAAGATAGATTTAAAGATAAGATACTATGATACAACTCTTAAATTTTTAGAGGAAATTATACGCATCGTATCAAATCGAACTTATCAAATTAAAAATGCAATTGAATGGCATCGTTTCCAATCGGGATTTACCTAAAATGAATCAACCTCAATTTATTAAAGGAAAATTTAATGTAAGTAATATTACATGGACTGATGTATTTGAAAAATTAGAACATGATAGGGAAGAAAAAACTTTTACAGTAATTACACCAAAAATTAAAGAAGAAGATATTCTTTATGAAACTGAGAAAAATATAATGCACGAAGGTCTAATGAATACCATCGTATGTGAAGGTGTATATACTCCAAAGAATATGTTACCTCTTTTTAAGTATATGAATACTCAGTATGGGATGGTAGAATTTCATCAATATATTTCCTTTAATATTCAATCAAGTACATTTGGTAACCATGATGATACTGATGATGTAATTATTGTACCAATCATAGGAAGAATAGGTTATCATGTAAAAGGACTCGGTAAAGTCGAAATGAATCCTGGTGACATGCTGTATATACCTAAGTATGTGCATCACGAACCCATATTGTATGGATCCCGAGCCACATTAAGTTTTTCTTAAAATCAATCTAAATTTACATAACTAAATAAATTTAGATGAGCATGCTTAATGTCACATTTGATTATATCAAAAAAGAATGAAGTGTATTTAAAAATACACGCAGAACCTCATATCTATTATGAGTTGTCTGATCAATTCACCTTTGATATTCCAAATGCTAAGTTTTCACCAGCATATAAAAAGAAATTTTGGGACGGTAAGATAAGACTTTTTAATACGCAGAAGGGAGAGATATACATAGGATTACTTG